TTTCATATAATGCCATATATTCTACCGTTATATTATCAGATAGTGAAGGCATTGGTCTATTTAATAAGCCTACTAACTTTGAACATAAGTCATTAGCTTCTTTTACTACACTGTCATTTGTAGGATTCCAGTTTCCTATGAGTTTTGATTTAATCTCTGTTGTCAACATGATTTATTTTGTTTTAATTGTTATATTCAAAATCTAATATTTGTCCCACAAGATCTGATCTGTGATTCTCTTTTAGTTTAATCCATTTAATACCATCAATCTTCTTAGAAAGATCAATAGCAAAACTGAGACCGTTATAACTGTCTTTGATGTCCTTTTGTTCGTTATCACCATTGACAATGATCTTACCTGTTTTACCAAGACGTGTTAGAATAGCTAGCATCTCAGACTTTGTAAGATTCTGTGCTTCTTCTACCACTAAGATATCATCAATAGTTTTACCACGGATAAACTGTACAGGATAAGCTACAATCTTCTCATCCTTCACCATAGCTTGAATCTTTATCTTATCAGCACACTTAACTAAGTTTTCTTGGAAGGCTTCTAAATATGGATTAAACTTATCATCTAAAGAACCTGGAAGATAGCCTAATGAGTTACCCACTTCGATAGTAGCACGAGTTATAAAGATGTGATTACATTGCTTCTTATTCAAGAAGTCTAGTGCTGCTAATGCACACACTAGACTCTTTCCTGAACCAGCTCTACCTGTTACAACAACAATCTGATTATCTATAATTAGTTTTCTAGCATCTTTCTGTTCTTCATTAAGAATAACATTATACTTAATTTCCTGCTTACGTTCACGATTAGGTTCTTTCATATTTATCTAATAGATGTTTTCTCCTTTCATTAACCTTTTCATATTTATACATATTTGATTCAACATCAGTATGCTCATCCAAAGTTAATAAAATAATATTAGATTTATCATATTGTAGTTCAGGATATTTCTCTTTAGGAAGTATATGATGAAAGAATGTTGATAATGCTTCACTTCCTAGATAATTTCCACTAACTTCTGAGTAATGTTTGCGTTCTTTCCAGATCTCTAAGAATAAGTTTCTCATTGTCTCTATCTTAGTCTTCTGTACAAACATGTCACGCTTAACTGTTATAAGTCCTCCACTTTTAGGAGTGAGGGGTTTACGCTTGATGTGACTCACGCATAAACCCTTACCCCATATACGATTCTCACAACCCTCTACACTACACGTCTTCACGATCTATCTCTCGTTGAATATACCATAAAGCTTTCTGTAGATCCTGTTTAGTATTACCTTTCTTATCAGCTCTAAGGATATACTTGATAGCGTTACCTAGATGGAAACCAAGTTCATAGTCTTCTATGATGTCTATAACTTCCATTTTATTACCTTGATAATGATCAGGATGATTAATCATTTCTCTTTCGTGTATTGCTTTCCACACTTTTTTTGCTCCATATGGATCATCTATATCCATCTGACCACGTTCATCCATTCCTAGTCGCTTTCTTCGAGCAATTTCTGCTTCTTTAGCTTCGCGTATTGTCTTAGCCTTACTAATTAGTTCCTCAAGCTCCTGTTGATCCATGTCCTGATGTGTTTCTTTCTGTTTCTGATAATTCATCTACTTCTATATACTGTACTAATGGTACAGGCATGATTACTAACTGAGCAATACGATCTCCCAGTGAATACATTTTTCTTTTATCCAGTAGTCCAGGTTTGATATTAAACGTAACCATGATCTCTCCACGATAACCTGAATCAATAACTCCAACAGAATTACTCATTGTTAAATCATAATTACGTACAGAAGAACGTGGGAACACAAGTCCCACCATTCCTTCTGGTATTTCTACAGCAAGTCCTGTACCATACACGATCTGATTATCTTTAGAATCATCTACAACTATAGATGTAGCTACAAGATCTGCACCTGCGTCTCCTGGCTTACCAAACTTAGGCTTTTGTGCCTCTGGTACTAACTTCTTAAAGTGTATCTTCATTTTCTGTTTCGTTTATTTCGTTTACATGTGCATCAATTTGTTTGATCTCCTCCTCTAACGGTTCAATAGTTTCATCTTTGATAAAATTAATTATGTCTTTAACGATCTGCTCAAAGAATTCATCGTTGTCAGCTAGTAACGTTTCAAACTCATCAACACTATACTTAACATCTAGATATGTAATAGTCTTACCATATTTACGTAACACTTCATACTTACTACCTAATGTCATGATCTCATTAAACCGATCAATCCCTTTACCAAAAACAATCTCAAACTCTATTGCCTTGAAAGGAGGAGCCATCTTGTTCTTAATAGTCTTGATCTTAGTGACATTACCGTAAGCTTCTGTACCTTCTTTAGCAAGAGTCTTACTAACCTCTATGCGCACATCAGCATAGAACTTTAATGCATGACCACCTTGAGTTGTTCTAGGATCACCAAACATCATACCAATCTTCTCACGATACTGACTTACAACAATAACACATGTATTGTTTCTAGATAGAGCACCTTTTAACTTAGGATATGAATCACTGTTAAGTTTAGCTTTTCTACCAATAGAACTATCACCAATGTCACCATCTAACACCTTCTTAGGAATTAACGAACTATCACTATCGATGATGACAAGACCAACTTCTCCAGTCTCAATCATATCAAGAGCAATCTGAAAACCCTCCTCGCCATGTGATGGTTGAGCAATTAACATCTTAGAGATGTCTACACCTAATGATGTAAAGTAATTAGGATCAACAGCATGCTCGCCATCTATGTATAACACCTTGTCACCATTCTTTTGACAATTGGCAGCAGCATGACCACAGATAGTAGACTTACCAGATCCTTCCCAACCTACAAGTTCATAAAGTTTCCCTTTAACGAAACCTCCTACACCTAGAGCGATGTGATCAAATGCAATAGATCCTGTAGAAATAAGATCATAATCATTGTGACTCTTATCTCCTAATGATAGGATTGTACCCTCTCCATATTTTTTATTGAGCGCATCTAATGCCTCCTGGAATTTGGATTTTCCAGTGCTAAGCTCTTGCTTTTTTGCCATTTCGTTATGTTTTTTGTGTATTTAAAGATACGAATAAATCATTAAAAATAAAATAGCCTAGACGTAAAACACCTAGGCTATAATCAATACTTTCACAATCAAATTCACAATTAAATGAATATCTTTGTTCCTGCCGTATGGCGAGGATAAAAAGGACAATTTCTACACATGTTTCCACAACAAGTGCCCCTGTTGAAAAGAAACTCTCTAGTCAATGGCGCAGGCACCTCCTGCACAGGCTGCTGTTTGAGAGAACTCAACGTTGTCTTCTGCTTCTTTGACATTTGTTAGATCTAATTCTTTAAGTTTACTTATTAGTGAATTATACTTCTCTTCTGTAATATCTTCAAAAGGAGCTTGGGAATAACTGCCTCCCCAATAAGGTAGTACAGATAAACCATTATAAAACTCACGATTTAGCCACATCCACTCACCCACAGATTTCCACTCATCTTCTTTAACAGAAACAGTAGCGCTTACGTTATGAGTGTTTTCACCATTAACGTGTCCTGAACCAATCCAGTTAGTAGAGAAATGTTTAACTCTTTCTAATGTATCAAACGCTGTCTCAGTACGAAGGATAGATCCTTCTGGTGCCTTAACAGGAATACGTACACATACAGTATCTGTAGGGCGTAACACATCGTCTTCACATAGCTCAGGATGATTCATCATTAAATATACAGCAATGTCTTCGTTCTTGTTAAAACGCATTGTTCGTAAGTAATAGTCATTATGCCAAGCGTGAATACCAGATGCTGTTCCTAATACTAATGATGTAGTACCTGATGGTTTGATACATGTAATACGAGCTGCCTCGTTTGTACCAGTCTTCTCTGTAATCATACTGTTAACAGTCTTAGCTACGTGCGCTGCGATCTCTAAGTCATACTTCAAGATCTCACCACTACCAATACCTGTCATACCAATACCTAATAATGCATCCTTCTGTGTAGTTGCAGCCCAGATAGGACGCAAGTAATGGAAGTTTGTAAATCCTGCTTGTAATGTACCAAAGTATGAAGCAGCTGCTACACGAGCATTTAAGTCTTCTTGATCTTTTACATCACTCACGTTTACCTCGCAAAGATTGCAAAATTGATAAGGACGTAATGCAATCTCACAACATGGGTTAGTCCCCCAGTCTAAGTCATTACTCCAATACAATCCTGGTTCTCCACTTCCTGATGCTTCTACACGCTTCCATAAATCCATGAATTGTTTTTCATTCACTTCACCACGAGGTAACACTGCAGAGTTGTTAGAACGACCACGTTGTTCATTAAGCTCCCACCAGTTACCATACTTACACGTAATCATCTCTTCGTCTGTATAATCAAATAAACAGATCATAGCACTACGACGAATACCACCAGCTAACACTGAATTAGCAATATGACATAGGATATCATGACACTCAAGAGTAGATAATCCTTCACCTGGACTCTTTCTATCTAAAATAGCTTGAATGTGCGTAAGACAAATCTTCAATGGTTCTGGTCCTGGTGCTTTACCACCTGCTGTTACAAGACGTGCACCTTTCTCACGAATAGCACGAAAGTCAAACTTAGGCATAAACCCACCTTCAAGATAGGCTTTCATTAACACCTTCACAGCATCAGCCCAACCCATGATACTATCCTCTATAAGATATGTGCGAGCTTTACCTGGTTTAGTGATGTCTGGTAGTTCATAAACATGATGTGTTTGTACTGAGTACCCTACGCCTGTACCTCCTAACAATAAGAACATTGTCTCAGAGAAACTATGAATACTATCAATAGGTAAATAACAACAATTGTAGATACGAGCATTGTTTACTTCAGCTGCAGGACCTGCAAACTGTAAAGCCCTCATTGATGGGAGAATCTTCTTCTCCCTAATCATAGGAATTGTACTCTTGATCCCTTCTTCTAGAAATGGATATTTCTTAATCATCATAGCCTCATAACGGTCTACAATTTCATCCCAGGTTTCTCTTCTTCCCTTCTCAGGAACGTACTTTGCGTATTTAGAAAATACGGTAATGTTTGACAGGCTTTCTAGTCCTAAATCCATATATGTTTTGTTTAAAATTTTAAAAAGAAAGGACCGCAAACATACTGCGATCCTTCCTAATTACCAAATATTTTACAAAATGTACACTAACTAATTTTATTATTTAACATCTGTATTGCATTCTCTAATAAATAGAATTCAGCATCCTTTCTTTTATCAAAAAAAGCCTCACTCACTGCACCATTTATATCAACAGTAAACACAGGTTCATGATTAACATAAGTGATAACTAAAGTGGCGTGTATACCATGTTCATCTAATAAATCTAATAGTGCTATAGGGTTCTTGTCAAGCATAACAGAAACGGCTTTTGTAACTATGTCCTCTGTTAGAAACTCTTTAAATTCTGGTGCAAGGTCTGCACCTCCTGTCATTACTTCTTTATAATGATCCATAATAATCTTACCTGCTATTGGGTAAGTGCTCAATAGTTCACGCGTCTTCATATAATTCTTGTTTAATTTTATCTAAATCTAAACTCTCTGTTAATAAATTAAATTCTCCCCAAACTTCCATTTCTTCATCAAAATTTACATCAAGTTTGTTTTCCCAATACTCACGTAAATCTTGAGCTTTCTTAAAAACACGGAACTGTATAGAAATCTCATCTCTATGCAATCCGTTCTTCATTATTTTAACTACTTTAGGAAAAATAGATTGGAAGTCATTAGAAGTTTTGGAATATTTACCCTTCATGATTAGTTCTATATCTTTGTCATACTTCTTGTCTAGTTTATAAACTAATACAACAAACCCATCTTCGTAATCATAATCGTCTACGAGCATGTGATTATTTTCATACTCATCTTCTACAAACTCTCTAAACCTATCAAGATTATCAGGCTTAAAGAGAAGATATATAGAATTGTTATACTGTATATCTTTTCTTAAGTCTGAAATATAACCATTGATAAAATTGTTATTGTTCAGATACTCCTTTTTTAGTTTAAGAGTGGGAACAATAAATATACTGGTTACAGTCTTTTTTACATCCATTATTTAATCTTTACACGTCCGCTACTAAGATAATTATTTCTTGAGACATTCCAAACGTCCATTTCTTTAGCCCACTTAATATCTTCAATAATCTCTAAAATACCTTTGTATTTGGTGCCTTTGTATTCGAATCCGTTCATAGCATCCACTATATCATTGTTACCTAAATCATAGATGAGAGGAGCATAATATGCACCGCTATCACAAACAATAAAGCTAGGAGCGTTAACAGTGTATCCTTCTTTGACTAAGTCATTGAAATGATGTAATGCTAACATATAATAAACGCCTGCTTGAATATCACCACGACGATACAAATAATACTCACGATAGAAGTTCTCTACAGCCCATGTACACTTAAGGTCATAGATGTGAATAGTCTTTGCCTGGTGATCTACTATCACTTTGTCTAACATACCTTTCATCTTCAGTCCTGCCATAGACACTTCACTTATCTGTAGCTGATTATACACATCATGTTTAGCACTAGTTGTAAGATTAACAATAGGTCCAATAAATGGATCGTTTTGCATCTGTTCCACTATACGTTCAGCATTACCTGCATCTCTTATTGAGATGACTGTTAAACCTTTAGTTCTCACCTCACGTATCTCCTGATAATACACTTCTGCTTCAGACCCCATAAATTTCTTCATGACAGCCTCGTAAGCAATCTTGTATCCTGAATCTACATAAGCATCTCTTGATATCTCATCAAAGGTTCGTGTTACTTCTCCTTCATCATTTGTAGCTTCTTTTGTATGTTTATACAATGCTTCTACAAACTTTAGCATACCTTCTGTTGGTGTGCTCTCACATACTGATGGGAAGAATCGATCATCGAATAACTCTGGTTCCATAAGCTTAGTCTCTACGACACGGCCCATAGTAAGCGCTTTAGTTTCTTCGTCTTCAATCTTCTCACCTAGGATATATCTACGATAGTATTTCTTTCTATCTTTATCAAAATCCTTTAGACTAGAAGAGCTATCCATTACGATAGCTCTATAAAATTTCTCTGCATTAAATTCTCCTACTATCATTTTTCTTGTCTCATTTCTAAATACTGTTGAACTATTTGATTATGCATTCTTCTAACCTCCATAGGAACTTGTTTGAAGAACCATCTTACATCCACCTCATACAAATTCCCTTCTGGGTCTGGTGTTTGAGGATCAATTAGCCAAAACTTGTGTTCTTTACCATCTAATGTTACAGAACCTTCGTACCACACCTCAATTATTGAGGGCTTACGGTCTATACTAACTTCTGCACTAGTCTTGTTCATCCTCTTCTTCTTCTATACGTAAAATAATACCAGATATAAAATTCTTAGTAACTTCTTCTTCAGATTTAGCAGTTACATACATCCATTCTTTATCTTCTCTTCCATAAGGAAGATATATCACTCTAAACTTTTTCATTTCTTTCTTCTTTGGTTTTTTTATTGTGGCAAATTGAACAGAGCACTTGTAAGTTTTCTTGCTCACAGAACAAACGTTCTATGAATCCTGCAAGATCAGAAGAACAAGTTAGTGTACCTGCAGGGATAATATGATCAACGTTAATCTGTTTATCAGGATACCATCCTTTGCACTCATTACACTGATACTCATACTTCAGTCTCTTGTTAGATCCTGTGTACGGCCTCCTAGCTTTGTGTTTACACTCAGTGATTGGTTTCCACCATCTACTCTTATTTCTAAGTGCACTGCGTATAAACGACCAGAAGGCCGACTCAGTCATTGTTCCATTGTTCCTAGTTTTAGCAACTCTAGATTTCCTTACAGATGTTTTCTTAGCCATATGTCACAAATTTAGTAAATATTGTGACAATTATAGCATTAGATTTTGTTAACTCTCGCAGAAATGATATACTGCATTCTGCTAAGATTGCTAACAATGTTACTCACTTCGTCCATAGAAACTGTAGGGAAGTTAACAGAATACTTCTTAGCTTCTGCTGTGAATCCTTCTACTACTCTCTCCTTAAGACCTAACATCTCCTTGATTGTAAACTCTTCATCAAGCTCAAGAGCGTCAAAGTCTAGGTCATGAAGAAGTGTTGTTGCCTCATCACGAGGAACAGTCATGATAGGAAGGTATTCCCAACATCTACCTTTACTTTCACCAATACCTACAACTTTCATTGGATTAATTAGAACTAGGACAGACTGATCACCACAACCTACATAATGGATCTCATCAGATGTGAAGTGCAAACCTTCTGCACCACAATCATCTGTGTTCCAACGACAAGCTGCAGGATCCATATGTACCACTTGTCCTACACGAATATCAAATGTTTTAGTGTATGCATCTGTAAAACGATTCTCCTCACGATTAGGAAGATCAAGATATAGCTCTGTCAAGTTACCAATTCTCTCACCATGATTTATAGGCCAGGTGTTAGTGTGTGTATACTCATCAACATCTCCTGCACCACCGCATTGTTCACATTCTATCCATCTGTCATCATCAAAATCATAGAATTCACGATCTTCATCATCAGCTTCCCATCCACCTTCACCTAGACAATCTGGACATGTTGTAGTTGTATGAGTTTCCTCTTTGAAATAGTCATCATGATGCACAAGCTTATACTGACCATCTTCTAAGAATACAGCATAATTATCTGGACTCTTCTTCCATACAGCCTTCACTTTGTTGTAAGACTCACTGACAAACTGTACAAACTCTGTACCACCGTGGATTGTAACTACGTTACGTAGAGCTGTGAAAAATCCCTGCTTTGTAATCTTGAAGCTATTATTCTTCAAGAAGTTAAATAACTTATCAGCTACCTCAGCACGTGGATTCAAACAGCACCACATCCAGAAGTTATATAAAGCTGTGAAGTTATCATTATACTCTAATGTCGCTAACGGATTATGCTTAGAGATAACTACCAAGAACTCTTCTACCAATAATGGAGGAAGACTACGACTGATACCTTTAACATACACAGAACCATCTCTCACCTCAAAGTAATCAGGATAGCCAGCAAGCTTCTTAGCGCCTTCTGCCAATGCTTTCATCTTCTCGATCTCTTGTTCCTTTGTACGCTTGTCATCATACACTTCTTGCACCATACATACAGCAAATATTTCCACTTCATTCCTTGCGTTACGTGCTCTTTGGAAATCATCAGCTGTAGCAGGATGCTTGCTGATAATGTTCCCATCGTTTAACACAACAGTAAGAACGTTGTTAACGAACTTGATGTTTGAATACGGTTTAATAAGAATTGTACTACTAGTGTTACTAGATGTAGTAGTAAGAGTGTACCCAGGAGTATTGTCTTTCAACAACATCTCCATAACCTTTGTGTCTCTTTCGATAAGAGACTTGAAAAACTCTAAACTTGTGTTCATTTTGTGATTGTTTTAGTGTAGAATCTGTCACAAATATATAACATATTTGTGACAAATCTACGTGAAATTTTTGATATAACTAACTGATAATCAAACTTATGCGACCTCTTCCAACTGAATTGCCTCTTGTTTTTCAACAATGCGATAGTTAGATAGATTCATACGCATTTTCTTGTAACGACACATGTCTTTCATGACATCTAATAAACCTGTATAATCCCAAGCATTTCCATAACTACCACTCATCTTATTACATAACTTCTTAAT